CAAATATTCCTAGTTTAGAACCAATACTAGCAAGACCAGTTCCAACACCTAATGCAGTTTGTAATGGACTAGTTGGTGGTGCTGGTGGTTGATAACCAACAGTTTGAGTTGGGAATGCACCAGGTTGTACCTGTGCAAGTTGTTGACCAACTAAACCTAATCTAGTGAATGGTTCGAATTCTGCTTCTCTTGCCGCCGCTGCCGCTGCATCTAACAATGCTTGTTGTTGTGCTTGACCTGCTTGACCTAATTGTGTTTGGTAAGTGCCAAGACCTTGTCTTGCAGCTAGATCTTGTGCTGCCGCTGCTTGTGCTTGTTGAAATCCTTGTGCTAATAATTGTGCTTGTAATCCTGCTCTACTTTGTGCTGCTCCTCTTGCTGCTTCTGCTGCAAGTACACCTTCTCTACCACCACCAAAAGCTCCAGCTTGAATAGCTGCATCACGTCTTGCTGTATCTGCAATAGCTTGTTGTCTATCAAATTCTGATAAAGTTGTATCAATCACCTCTTGTTGATAAGGTGACATAAAAGGTCTAAAAGCTTCTGGTCCTGTAAGTGCTCCTAATCCTGCTGCTGCAGTTCTCGCATCTTGTTGTAGTTGTGACTCTGCTGCAATCTGTGGTGCAAATTTAGATGTATCAATTGTTTGACCAACTAAAGGATCTATTGCTTTTAAAAAATTGGTTAGTGATGCTTCTAGTACCGGTGCCGGTCGTGTTATTGTAGTTGTTTCAGCCATTACGCTCTTGCCTCTAATTTATTCATTGTTTCGTACATTCTTCTTGCACCTTCATTAATATCTCCACCGCCTGCTGCTCTTACAGCATCGGCTGTCATAACAAATTCGTTTTTGCTTAATCTTGCAGGGACGTCGTCCGCTCTCTCTTTTTTACCTATTGGCACAAATCCACCACCTCGTAGATCCATTTCTTTACCGCCAAGATCCATTATACCACCATCTTTCATTTTTACAACACCACCATCTTTTAATCCTAACAATGATAATGTCTCTGTAATTACGTCTTCAGAATGATTACCTGCTATCATAGCAGCTCTAATAGCTGTTCTTCTAGCGTCATCATCGGCTGTTTGTGCTTCTCCACTTACTCTTTCAAATTCTGCTAATTCATCAAGATAATCTTGTTCTGCCTGTTTAGCTAGATTTATTGCATCTTGTGTTATTCTAGTAGATACCCCTGGAGTTGCAGCTTTAGCTATTGCTTTTGTTGTACCTAAAAATCCTTTAGCACTTTGTGGTGCTTGCATAAATTTTTCTACTCCTTGAATTCCTGTTATTCCTAAATCTTTTGCTTTAGTTAAATAAGATCTATCAGCCAATATATCTTTTACTGTAGTTCTACCCATGGCTGCTTCTCTTGCTGTAAGTCCTTGAGCTGTTGTTACTCCTGTTGTGCCTGGAGCTGCTAAATATCCAGATGCTGCGGCTGATAACACAGGTAAAAGATCAAAATCTCCTTCTGATCCTTCTTGTGCTAAGTCTGCACCTAAAGCTCCTAAACCATATAAACCTGCTGCTTTAAACTTACCAAGACTTGCAATACCTTTACCAAAAGCTCCCGCGGGCCCTATTACTGGTGCAATTGCTGCCGCATAAGGTAAGAAAGGTTTTATCTCATTAGGTACAACTTTATCTAATACCTTTGCTATTGGTTTAGTTATCTTTCTAACAAATCTTTTAAGTCCCATAATCTATTAATTTACTTGGTTTTCTTCTAATAATCAATCGCTGATATTAAAGTCAGCGCCTATCTTTATTTCTTCTACAGTTACATTTACGTCTCTTCGTATATGCTCAGATTTAGTGTCTGTGCTTGGATTTTGCACATCAGCCATGGCTTCTGCATCCGACATGTACTCTTGTCCTGTCACTGTATTAGTTAATGTAACCTCTGTTTTAGGTGTAATTACTGGCACTCTTTTACCATTAATTGTTTCATACCTAACTGAGGCCTCTGTTTCTATGAACGGCATTATCTATCCTCTCTGTTAATTTCTAATATAGATGCAATAACATCTACATTACCACTGGTTGCTTGTACTTTCAATATCTCACTTTCTAACATAATCAATGGTTCACTTAATACTTGTTCTTTTTGGCCTGATGTTAAACTAACATCATTATCAACCACAAATGCTGTGCCTGCTGCGCTAGTTAATGTTACTTTAACAACTGCCGATCCCGCTGCATCTTCTACAACTAAAAGAGATTTAACAATAGCACGTGAGTTAGATGGCACAGTATACAAAGTTGTAACATCTGTAGTTGTTAAACTTACTTTATCGTTTTTATATATATTTGCCACTATCCTAATCCTAACCAAGTAAATCGTTCTTGGTCTTCTTTTTGTTGTGTTAAGTATGTAGAGTTTAATTGTTCTATAATTGTAGTTAATGCTCTGTTAATTTGTCTTTGATTATCTTCACTATATTCTTTTTTAGGTTCTGGTAATCTTACTACTACTTTTGTCATTATCCTCTCCTTCCGTCAGGTTGTAAGTCTACTTGAAATGTACCAAATCTCCACGATTCACCTACACCAATATTTTCTATTTTTATATTTGCATATCTTCCTCTAGCCCTAGTATCAACTTTAGTTGTGCTAGAAGTAATTGTAAAAGGACTCAATGAAGTTTGTGTATCACTATCAGCAGGAAAATCTTTTATGGCTAGTGTAATTTGATTGTTACCAGTCAATACTTTAAAGTTTGGTAAAAATCTACGCATAGCTAAAAATATTTCACTTTGATCTTTTTGAAGAGAAAAACTAAATGATTTTATAAAAGACGTTAAAACAGTAACACTACCATCAGGATTAACTTGATCTGTTCCTATTTCGTGTTCAAAAAATACAGTCTGACCTAAACCTGTTTCACCAATAACTGATGGGAATGTGCCAGTGTTAGAACTATTATAAGCTGTGGCATATGGTTTGGGATATACTAATGAATCAATCCAACTTGTTCTAATTGAATTAGTATTTGTGCCTGTATACCAATTACCCATAGGTAATTTTGCATTGTCTTGACCATAATTATAAACAACATATCTATCATTAAAGTCTGCGCTTTGAGTTGGGTACCACCAAATTACTTCTGTAAATAGATTATTAATACCTGCATTTATTTGTTGACCCTTTGTAGTATTACAATCATCATAAACAAAATCTTCAACACTACATGGTAAAGTATTAACGGTACCATCAAAAGAAAAGAATCCGTTGTTACCCATCCAATAGGCAACACCATCAATTTCTATTGCTGCATTCTTACCAATTAATCCGCAGTTCGTGCCCACTTGTTCAAAACCAAACGTAAACGGAGCTCCTACAAATTTCATAGTGTACAGTGCGTTATCAGTCCAAATTAAAATATTTTCTTTTGCAACCAAACCACCCATAATTTTTGTGCCGTCTTGTAGTCTTTGTGTGCCCGCAGTGTTAGTTGCTTGTGGTGTATATTTATTTATATTTTCATCTTCAGAAAATCTTATAAACATATCGTCTTGTGTGTCAGGACTTCCAATAGTTGTTTCTGTTCCAAGATGAATTAAGTGTCTTGTTGTTGGTGATATTAATGTAACTCTAGTAGCTGTAGGATTACCACTATCTGTTGCTGCATCTATTCTTGTTTCAAAACCAGATGTCAACATAGAAGCTCTTGTTGTAAGTCTTGCTGTAATACCAGCGTTCCAAGTAAATGTTTTACCATTTGCAATAGTTGCAACTAATACTTCACCAAAATTACTTAATGACCAAAGTCCTGGTTCTAGTGTTACTGATGATGCTTCAACTGCACTACCAAATCCAGAAAAGTTTGTAGCATTTGTAACAGTTGCACCGCTGCTGTGAGCTTGTCCATTTGATGTACCAAATGTTGCTGTGCCTAATGCTCCTCTAGTAATACCTGTAATATCAGATCCTGCTATACCTGTGTATGTAATTAATTCATTACCAACAGCTATTGTACCTGTTGTTGGAAAACCAGTTGTTGATGTTAAAGTTATCGCTGTCCCTGATCCACCTGTACCAGCTGTATCCGCGAGCAACGCTCCGTTAAGAGTTGTTGTTAAAGCACCAGTAATTGTACCACCATAGTTTCCAATACCAAAACC